GACCACCCGCACCACGGGGATGTACTTGCCGGCCCACTCCTGCTCCTCAAGGATCTCGTAGCCGTTGATCTTGCACCACTTGATCTTCTTGCGGTCAGCTTGGCGTGAGCGCAGCGGCTTGCCGAACATCGCCTTGAGCTGCTTGTCCTCGGGCGTGCCGGCAAACGCCGTTTGGTTGCCGGGATACAGGTTCAGCGTGGCGCGGTCGTAATCGACGTAGAAGTATTCGGCGATGCGAACCGTGTTTTCGTTCAGCCACTGGCTGATCGACTGGTCGCCCACACCCAGGCTCATCAGCGTGTTGGCCGGCGAGGCGTTTGGGTACAGCCGGTGGTATTCCTCGCGGGTAATGTCCTCGGTGATAAAGCACCATTTGGCGTCCGAGCCGCACGGGTCTTGGATCAGCGGGTCCATGTAGACCGAGAACGAGTTACGCACCCGTCCGATCTTGATGTCCTGATTGAACGTGTCGTCGTCGCAATACTCGGTCAGCAGGCGGATGTAGCCCTCGCCAAACGACACTTGGTTCTCGCAGGCGGTGTCGTAGGCGACGTCGGCGTCGCTGATGTACTCGATGTGCCGCACCACGCCGTCAAAGATCTCCGCGACCTCAACGTCGGCCTTGTCGTCAGCCGGGATCACCTTGCCGCTGGGGCGGTTCTGCCGCTGGTCGTTGGTGACCTGCCGGACGTGCTGCGGCAGCTTGTTGATGGTCAGGCAAGGCCTGGCATTGATCGTCTGCCCTTGCACCGCGCCACGGGTGGCCAGAACGTCCGCTGGCCACTGCCAGTGGTTGTCCGGGCTGCCGGCAAAGAACCGCAGGTCGTCAATCTCGTCTTCCCGGCTTTCGCTGTAGGCAGAAATGGCCTGATTCAGCCGCTGGCGGGCGGTAGTAAGGACGTCCGCGTCAGACTTGTTCTTGGCGCCGCCGCCGTTGGCCACGGCAGCAGCCGATGTGATGCCGGTGTAGTCAGCCATGTTACTTCTTGCCCTTTGGCGCGGGTTTTGAGCCTGATTTGGCCTGCGCAGCACGCTGGGTGCTGTACGCAATGGCTACGGCCTGATTTTGAGGCTTTCCAGACGCCATTTCGGCCTTCACGTTCTTGCGAAAGGCTGTCGGAGACGCTGATTTGACGAGTGGCATGGCTACTTGCCCTTTTTCGCCGTCTTGGCGGAATCTTTGAAGGCCTTGGCCGTTGGAGCACCCGCCGTGCCCGGTTTGCGCATCTTTTCACCGCTGCCAGCAGCGATTCGCTCACGTTTGGCGTGAATATTCGCGTACAGCCCAGGTTTTGTAGCCATGATCTTACCTCTTGTCCGTCACAGGTTGCGACTTTTGCAGCTTGCGCGCCATGTCGAGCAACATGGAAAACTCGGTAGCCAGTGTAGGGTCTAAATGCAGCGGCGCGCTGTACTCGCGAGACTCAGACGGGTCTACAGTAGCCCCCATAGCCCACGCCGGCAGTTCTACGTTGGTTGCGCGGTAGTCGTTTTGCTTTTTAGCCCATGCAGGGTCTAGTTTCTCGGCCAAAGTTTTGCGCGGGAATGCTTTGTCGCGACCAAACTGGTCGTACGACAACTTTTCATACGCCTGCATGAACTGCTGCTCTGCCGGCGTCAAATCACCGCGTTTGTTCTTGAGTTCGTAGTACTGAGAACTAATTTGCTTGTCGGCTGCATGTGTCAACTCATGCACAACAGTACTCGGGCGAGCGCCGTAACTGACTTTGACAACGCCAGTCTTTGGCAATGTGTTTCCGAAGAACGAGTTGACTTCGAAAACGCCGCCAGACGTACCGCCCATAGAAATGGGCGGCATCATGCGCCGCGCGGACAGGTAGTCCACCAACTCGCCGTACTGCGGGTACTCGGCAGACTGGCGTAACAACGCTTGCATCGGGTCCGCTTGGCGCGTCAGCGCGTTTTGCGGCCTTGGGGCAAGAGCGTTGGCGGCCACGTCAGCACTTCCACCGTTTGAGCGCCGCTTTGGCGCGTTCGCCGTTCTCGGCCTTGGCCGCTACGGCACCCATGCGGGCGCAAAAGCTCGCTTTGCGGCCCTTGTCAGCCTTGGTCTTGGGGCTGGGGGCCGGGGCCTTGAGGTTCGAGCCCGTCTCGCGGTTGTACTTCTCGCGCCCCTTGGCCGTCAAACCCGCGCCTTGGCTGGTAGGGCGCTTCTCGCCCCGGCCAACGCTCAAAGACACGGATTTCTTGGTCATTACGCCCCCATCCAGCTGGCCGACATCTGGCCTCTGTCGCGCATTGTAACGGTGCGGGCGCGCTCTTTGTACTCGCGGCTGGCCAGCGGATAGGCGAACGTGACCGCCAGCGCGTCTGCGGCGTCAGGAGAGGCCAATCCGCGTGATTTCATGTCCTTCTTCGACTCCAGAAAGATCGTACCGCTGCTGTTGGGCTTGGTTTTGGGCGATGTGAGGTCCGACTTTAGTTGCCGGTCGTTGGGCATTGATGCGGTTCTGAGCCAGTCACGCATTGCGCCCCACATCTCGGCGCGCTTGTTGCCCCACATCACCGGGTTCTTGGCCTTCCAACCGAAGTTCACCCCGCGCACCTTGTACCGCTGCTCGGTCAGCCGGTCAAGTATGCCGTAGCCAAGCCCACCCTCGTCGAGCACCGTCAGCGCCGGCTTGAACTCCTCGATGGCTTCGATGACGTGCCCGACTACGGTCATGGTGTCGTCGCCTCGATAGCGTCGGATGGCCAGCAGGTCGCGTCCTTGACGCGCCACGATGACTGTTGCGTCCGCGCCACTACGCGCTGGGTCTATGCCCAGCACGATGGGTGCGTTGGGGTCTTTGTACTTGACCCGCTTCATCGCATCGTCCACCACATGGGGGCTGATGAACTGGTCGTCACCTACCGATGGGAACTCACCGTAGACCTCAATGCGTGCCTCGCGGCTGTCCTCACCGTACTCGGCGATGATCTGCTCGTAGATGGCCTTGTCGGTGCCCTCGACTGTGCGCGAGTCGATGTTGCGCGTCGTCCAGAAGTCCCGCTTGGCGTTGAAGCACTCGTAGAAGTACCCGGTGTTGCGTCGAGGGTTGCTGAACGCCAGCCAGTACCGGTCGACGATGGGCTCGGTGAAAAAGCCCGCGGCCACTGACCAGATCCCGTCTGGGATGCCGCTCGCCTCGTCAAAGATGACCATCATGCCGTCTTGGTTGTGGACCCCGGCGTAGGCATCGGGGTTCTCCTCGGTCCACAGTTTTCCCTCGGCGCCCCAGTAGCGCGTGCCCTTGCGCAGGTCACGCTCGACCAGTGTGGTCAGCCAGGCGGCGGGTACGAGCTTGGTGGCCGACGGCTCCCACCAGTGCGAGTTGATGGCCATCGTCGCCCACTTGGTCAGCTCGCCCCAGGTCACGTTTCGCAACTGGCTCTCGCTGTTGGCCGAAACGATCACGCTCGATCCAAGTCGAGTCGACAGCATCCACAAGATGAGCCAACTGACCAAGGCCGATTTCCCGATCCCCCGCCCCGAGGCCACGGCAGCACGCAGCGCGTCGAGCACGGCCTCTGGGGCACGGTTACGGCGAATGTGGTGCGTGATCGTCCTAAGAACCTCACGCTGCCACCGACGCGGCCCACTGAAGTGCTCCAGCGGCGTGTTCTTCTGCCCCCACGGGAACGCAAACATGACGAACGTCTCAGGATCATCACTCACCTGTGGCGACCACAACTGACTCATGAGCATCTGCTCCTCGTCAGGGGCGTAGCGTGGCTGTTGCGCCATCAGTCGTCATCCTCTGTGGGTTTGTGTTCGATGTAGTCAACCGCTTCTTCTACATTCATCAGCACACGCGAGCGCGCCTGCTCCAGTGCTGCGGTGATGCTGATCGATTGTGCAATCTCGACTTGCTTGATGTCGCCGTACTGTTTGCGATTGTCAGCGCCCATCAGCCACTTGTAGGTGTCGATCTTGAGCTTGGACCGCTGTACGTCCTCGGCGGCATCCTCAGCTTCGGCAATCTCGATGATCCTGCCCGCCCACCACTCGGTGCGCAACTCCTTGGCTTCCTTGTACCGCTCGTAACGCTGGGGGTCACGTTTGATCCAGCGCCAGAACGCGTCGTACTCGATGCTGCGCAGATCCTCGCTGACGATCGACTTCAGCGTTCTACCCTGCGTCATCTCTGACAGCACCCGCTCAAACATGGCCGAGAAGGTGGCGTCGAGCAACTCCCTGGTCACACGACGATGTTCGATTGCGTTGACTTTGGAGATTGGCTCTGGGAGCAGTTGCGACGGTGCGCCTGCCAGCCAGTCGGGAATCTCCTGGATCTCCTGTGTCTGCATCGCCCGAGTGTACTACGAGTGTGCGACGCTGCGTCAAGCATTGATTGGTAGGGATTGTTCAATGGCTTAATGGGTTATTGGAAAAAATAAAAAATGGTGCGTGGTGTCTTCATTTTTGATCCATCGGGTCGCCGGCCCTCCCCTCCCCCCAACATCGGTAGCTCCAATGAGTCAACGCAACCAGGGCGCAACCAGGGCCGCATCCACGCAACCAGGGCGCAATGGGTCAAGGGTTAGGCGCAGCATTGGCGCATTGGCGCAGCATTGGCGCATTGGCGCAGCATTGGCGCATTGGCACGGGCTAGTGTGTCAATGGGTGCGGAATCCGTGTCAATGGGTGCGGTTCGAGGAGGGTGTGACAAAGTGACTTTGATAGTTCGAAAATAGGGGTTACGGACCTTTTTTAATTTAGTCCAGAATCCACCCCCTCGCTCCCAGTCACAGTGTCGCAGACAGCACAGTCATCCACTGGCACAATACCCCTATGCTTCACTGGGACAATGCATCATGTTATGATTCGCTCATCGGATCAACACCTGATCCGCAACACCGAAGGAAACCAGACCATGAACAAGTCAGAGCAAAGGGAAGTCAACAAACTCAAGCAGTGGCACCAAGCCGGTTTGGTAGACATCAGCACACTCGCCCGCTCCATGTCTGCCCTGATCCGCGCAGCAATGAGCAACCGCTCCAAGATCGAACTTTCCCGTATCGCTGCAGACATGAAGTGCGATAAGCACTACGACTTTATCGTCTAACGTCAACCCGGCGGATCTTCGGATCCGCCCATCATCGGAGCACTACACCATGCGCCCACGTCCCATTGACTATCTCTTCAGCATTGCATTCGGGCTTGCGCTCGCATGCCTGATAGCTGCGGGTATCTGACAACACCACACCACCACATCGAACGGAGAACCAGACCATGAAAACACCTAACAGCCTCATCGTTTACGATGGCCCTTCAGTTATCGACGGTAAGCCCATCATCGTCGTTCTCACCGGGCTTGCAGACTCGAGCGAAAACAGCAAGACCGGCAACCTCGTCCAGTCCTTCATCATTCGATCGGACGTGGCGCCCACGGACGCACTCAAGACCGGCGATGATGCGAGCGTGTGCGGGCTTTGCCCACATCGCCCGCTTATCGCAAAGATGCTCGAGCGCGCCGGGCTCCCGTGGTCTCCGTGCTATGTCCGTGTCGGGGAATCCGTGCTCTCGGTCTATCGGGCTTACAAACGCGGTAGCTACCCTCGCGCCGCTACCATCGCACAGGTAGCGCAGCTACTGAAGGGGCGCAAGCTCCGGCTTGGTACGTACGGGGATCCCGCGGCCGCTCCCGTGGAACTGTGGGCGCTGCTGGTGAGTCTATCGGCCGGACACGTAGGCTATACGCATCAATGGCAAGCCACGGGCTTTGATGCGGCCGCCTGGTCTCCGCTCGTAATGGCCAGTGCCGATAACGCTGCGGAGGCAGATCAAGCCACTGCTATGGGGATGCGTTACTTCCGCGTATCCATCGGGGTCGATCGCAAGCCGTTGGAGGTTTCATGTCCTGCGAGCGCTGAAGGGGGGCGCAAAGCCCAGTGTAGCGATTGCATGCTGTGTGCTGGCACCAGCAAGCAAGCCCGCTCCATCGTGATCGCCGATCACGCTGCTGGACATGCCAAGCGGGTTATCTCCATTCGTTCTATCTAAGGGGTCGATCATGGTTCGCATCATTCATTCGAAGATTCTCGGCGGATGGTTCATCGTTCGGGGTCCATATCAAACCCCGATATCTGGACGATTCGAAACCCGGGCGCAAGCCCTTGCACACTTGAAAGGAAAAGCATGATCACGATAACCACCGATTACAAACGCCAGAGCATTACCGAAGAGTTCCCTACTCTTGAGCATGCCCTAGCGGCGTACGCTGATGCCGATTACGCAGCATGCCATCAGCCGGGAAACGATACCCGGCGGATC